CTAGAGCACTGATCTCAGCTCCCTGTTGCGTGTAGAACTTCCAGCCCATTACGAGATTTCCAATCCGTAAACGGTTACCGTGATCTTGCTTGCTATTGAAGCTTGCCCGGAGAGCGTATCGCTTGCTTCCATAGAGATTGCTCCGTCAAACTCAGCCCAGCTGCCAGCCTTGATAGTGGTAGCCGGGAGCACGACATTTGCATCGGCAGTGCCGTCATGCCACAGTTTGATCGTCCTGTCGCTAGTGTCGTTATTCACAACGCGAATGTGACGCACGACTGTTTGCGTAGCTGCAGGCACCGTGTAAAGCGTTGAAGCACTTGTGCCCGGTTGCCCTTGGTAGACCTTTTTGAAGTTTTCAGCCATTATCCGATGAAGTAGGCGTATGCCTTGGTCGAACTACCCGCTGCGCCCGTCGCGCCTGTCGCGCCCGTGGGGCCAGTTGGACCGCCGCTAGGGCCAGTAGGTCCAGTAGGTCCAGTAGCACCAGTAGCGCCAGTTGGCCCGGGGATGTCTGCTTCGATCTCATCTATTACCTCAACTAGCGACTCAAAGTTTTGAGTTGCGCCGAGGTCTTCAACGACTTTGTGTGGCGGATTCCATGGCATTAGGCTGTTTGGAAAGTAATGCCGCCAAGGTTGGCAAGGGTAATGTTGGTTGAAAAAGGGCTACCAACCACGATCGTTACCTCGCCATTTGTAGCAATGCTGACATAGATAAAAGCAAAGCCGGAAACATCGCTGGTGGTGGCGGGACGGATTGACTGAACCGCCGTCGCTGGTCGAAAATCGCTAGGAAGGGTCGTTACAACAGTGGCACTTGTCCAGCTGCCGGAAGTTTTAGATAGGCTTCCTTCTAAAAGGACTAAGCCATCGGCGTATTTTCTTGCTGTAACAGTTCCCGTAACCCCTGCTGGGTTAGTGCCCGTGCCGGTAGTAGGTGATGCAATCTTTGCATTTGTTACTGCGTTAGATGCTAGCTTGGCTGTGGTCACTGCGCTGTCTGCCACCTTGGCAGTTGTCACAGCAGCATCACGAATGTGATCGGTTGTGACCGCACGATCAGCATCAGTGGCAGCTGAGTCCTTGAGCTTGCCTGCAGTTACGGCATCATCGACAATCTTTGCCGTTTCGACTGAGTTTGATGCAAGCTTGCCAGCGGCAATGGAGGTATCAGCCAGTTTGGTGCCAGAAATGCCAGCAGTGGCAGAAATGTTGGCGTTGTCAAGGGAGTTGATGGTTGCAACTAGCTGCTCAAGGGCTGTCTTGACTTTCGGCTCTTCCGTAGAGACCGAAGCTCCAATGATGGGTAGGGAGGGATTGATCTGGGTCATGGTTCTATTCTAGTCGGTTCTGGCCCGAGAAAACATGGCTACTGAGTAGATTTGCCAATCGTTGCTGCTGCTGCTTGACAGCTGCAAGGACCACGCCCTTCCCCAGCCTTCTACGGGTGTGTAATAGCGTTTTTGCAGAACGCCCGGTTGCGGCCCAAACAGCCTACCCGTAATGGGCGTGCCACCTTCCGTATCGACATCGCCAAACTTGTCTGATCCAACTCCCCACAACACGGTGCTTGTCTGAGCTTGCTCCCAGTTTTCACCATCGGCTTCTTCGTAGCTGTCACCAAAAGTTTCAGCCATTGATGCTGTCCAGTCGCCCTTGCCGTCAATCCGCATTTGATTGATGCGTTTGTTGAGGTGCGGCTGACCCCATGCCCAATACGGACCCTTCCAGTAGCAACTAACGGGGTCGGTTGGATCACCATCGTAATAAACATCTGGCACAAACAGACGATCGATTTGTCGCGACTGAGCGTGAGCTGCATAAAGCTTAGGAGTTCCTTGGGGGTCAAGCAATGCGTATTGATTGCTCGTCAGGGTGTGCTTCCACCATGAGCCAGTAGACAGGTTGTATTCCAAGGTGATTGAGTTTGTAGAGGACTCGTAAGGAATCGACAGGTAATACGAGTCTTCGAAATAGCAGGCTGCAGCTTTGGTGATGTTGAGCGGCTGTGAGTTAGCAACCCCTTGAAGCAGCGGCTCAATCTTGTCAGAGACTGTGCGAATCGTGCTGCCGTCAGTGACGCACACGCCCAAGTCTTCAGACAGAAAAAAGGTGCCCTGCGTCGTCTCAACAACCGATCGTGGAGCTACGCATCCGACAGACGACGAGATGGGCCTGTAAGCGCCGCTTGTTGGGTCCGTAAGCACATAGGTCTTGCGGTTTTTGAAGACAAGCAGGTAAGGGCCAACCTTGCCAAGCGCCGTAATGATCTCCCCGTCAAATGGTTCTACATCATCGATGTAATCTGAATCCCAGTTGCAGGGATCGGGCAGGTCGGTAGTTGCGTTGGGGCCAGTGGCGTAAATACGACCCGGATTGTCGGGGTCGCCAGCTGCCCACATCTTGTCAAGGTGGTAAAGCAGCAGCGTGCATTCTTTGGCCGGGTGCACAGCAAACGGAGTGCCTGCGTAGTTGTAGCTTGTCCATTCGGCTGTGCTGGCCGATGTGCCATCCCAGTATTGAGGATCATCGATGCCGTTGAGACCATAGATAGGGCCTTCGTCGGTGTCGCCCGGATTGCCCGTAGGACCTTGAGCAAATGCCCAGCGTGTATCGGGTTCTGCATTGTCTTTGAGAACAGTGACAGTGCCCGAGCCAGATACTTTGGCGATTGCGTCATCGTTGTTGCTTGCGTAGGGTCCTACAACCAAAAGCACAGGCGAACTGGTGTTTGCAGCAAACAGGCTGTGAACTGGGCCATCAAAAACATGCGTGTGGCTGATCTTCAAATGCGACAGGATTGTGCTTCCGTTGCGCTTTTGGATCGATCCAAGTGAAGACGCGGTTACATTCTCTGCGTCTTGGCATTCGTTCTCCGAGACCAAGTAAGGTCCGGCCTCAAGATTGATCCCCCCTGAAAAGTCTGCATACAGGACAGGTGAACCGATAGCCATTAGACGATCCAGATGTTAGGCGCAAGAGGGTCGGTGCGAAAGTCGCCAATACGCTTTTCTTGGGTGTAATCGTCTGTGTCGTATTGCGCTTCGCCACGAGCCTTGAGCAAGTCTTCGTCAAACCGTGCCTTGTGATACTGAGCTGCGTTGAAATCGTTTTCGCGCTCAAAGCAATGCCACAGGCAATAGGACACAAGGAGCCGGTGATACTGGGTCGGGACCTCTGGCACATCGCTGTTGCTGGAGATCGTGTCAGGCTCCCTGTAGTAGCGCAGGCTAATGGTGTTTGCGTTTTCCGGCGTTGGCCACAGCTTGAGCGTGTTCCCCTTGACCGTGTAATGGGTTGGCTCGCCACTGGCTATCGGTCGCGTCTCAAGCTCTACTAGCGGCTCTTGATACAGCTTGAAGACCTGCCCTGAACCGTTTACGGAGATCAGGTCGTAGAGTCGCTGGAAATCGCTGGGGAGGGTGTAGGTCGATGTGCCCGGGACAACGGCAATCGGTTCCGTTGTGAAGAACTCACGGAAATCAGTCTGAAGCGTGATATAGCCTTGCGCGTCGTTGATGCGGCCCTTGATGTAGTCCTCATACTGTGCACGCGAAAACTGGTGACTCACGACTTCGGTAACGATTTGCTCTACCGTCGCCATGGACCTATTCTAGCGATCGGTCTTTGAGATTACTGAAGTAACTGCGTTATCCGGCACAGAGGCCGAAAGTGGGTCAGCAAGAAACTCCTTACGAGCGTTCTTGTAAGGCTTTGAATCCTTCCAGAGTGAGTAAACCTTGTGCGTGTCCCGGTCCATGTGGCCGCAAATGATTGAACCGTCGCACATCGTTGTTCCGCCCTGCTCTGCAAGCCTGCGGAAAAAGAACAGGTCTTCGCCTTCAGCCTCATGTGAAACGCCGTCAGATTGCTCTGAAAAGGCAAACCACGGGTCCTCCATCTTTTTGAGGGCATCGACCCTGATAATGCAGCAGCCAAGGCCAGCTCCCCAGACAGGGAATATCTCGCCCATCTTCCAATCCCAAAAGGTGCCGGTGCTGCCCGGTTCCCCGCCAAAGAGCAACGGTTCTGGCGGGGCAGTCTTGGTTGCGTAAACACCAGTAAGCGCATCCCAATCATCGTTTTGCTCCATGAGGTAAATCATCCGACGCGGTGCAAAGCTTGGGATTAGGACATCATCATCGATGAAGAACAGGTATTTGCAATCCCGATCGATTGCAGTCTGGGCCATGTTGTTCCTTGCCGTAGCAATAGGAATCTTGACCAAGCAGAGGGTGTGGCGTTCTGCCGATACTGGCCATTGGAGAGCGCCGTAGGAATGTGCCCAAAGGATGTGGACATTGCCGCCCGATGGCAGACCAACGGCAATGCGCAGATCGCTACTCACTCTTGCTGTCCTTGATGAAGGCGGTGTTGTCTGTTAGGCCCAAGTCTTGTCTGATGGCCCAAGCAAGCTTTTCGGCGTTTTCACCAATCTTTTGAGAAAACTCGTATTCGCGAGCTGCTTCAGCTTCGGCATTCTTCTTCTCAAGCTCGTCAGCGTATGAGTAGTCAGGCTGTTCGTTCAGCCATCTAACGCGCTCAATATCACGAATGATTCGCCCGTCAAGGTGCCGGTAGGTAGCTACCATGTAGCCGCTGCCCGGAGGGTCGTTTTCTTCACGAGCGTAGACGACATAGTATTGCCCCTGCTCGCTGTAGCGAAGATGCAGACGAGGATCGATTTCACGCAGACGCTTGGCAATGCCGCCAGCGTCTTCCGTGATCAGATGCAGTTTGCCATTGCGACCCCGCTTGATCTGTTCGATGCTGGCGGGTTCGATTTCTCCAGTCCATGACATAGACCGGTAGTTTAGGCAATCAGCCCGATGCTACATCCCGCGCATCTTGCGAAGAGCGGTGATCTTGTTCTTGGCCTTGTTCCTGTCAAGGACAGAAACTGAAGGAAACCGATTCATCGTCTTCTGGAGCTGGTTCTTCATCTGCTGCGAACCAACCTGCGGAAAGCGTTGCTTGTATTTCATCATTCCCGGCATGTGTCTCCTTAGAAGGGTATGGGGGCCGAGCCGAAGCCCGACCCCCTATCCCATCCGTCTTTAGGCGGTAACGCCTGCGTCGTCGTCCGTGCAGTAACGGAGCCTTCCGAGACGGTTCGGGGCTACGCAACCGAGGGTTGCATACCAGCCCATCCACGCCTGCCATGTGGCTTCCTTCTGCCCAGCGGTGCCAGCGTCCTTGAGGTGGAACACGGTGCCGTCCTGCGGCGACTCAAGGAAGCCCGGACCCCACTGCTGGAACCAGCGGAGGGCCGACTTGTCGATCGCGAAGACGCTGCCCTTCGGAGCGTCGTCATCGATCACGACCGGGACCTCACCCGCGCCGGACGCGACCATGATGGCCGAGTAACCGCCGTGGATTTGGACCGCATCGCGGTTTGTGAACCGCTTGGTGGACTGGAAGGTGTCAGCGAGCCTGCGGCGAATGCCACGGGTCGTGATGAACACCTCAGTGTCACCCTGTCCGGTCTGACCAACATCGTCCGAGATGAGTTCGAACGAGGTCTCACCGGCAGTAGCCGATGCGCCAGAGGTTCCAACATCACGGACCTGCGCGTTCCAGAACTCGTTACCTGCGGTAGACGAGTCGATGGTGTGCAGGGTCCTGCTGGTAGCCACGATGCTCTGAAGACCTTCCATCTCCAGACCACGCGAACCGGCGAGGTAAACGCCATACTGGCTGGCGGTGATGCTGCCAGTCGTGACGGTCGTGTTGAGGGTGACCGTCTTGGTAGACCCGGCGAGCGCCGTGATCTCAAGACCGGTTCCGCCAGTTACGGCAGTTCCGTCAGTCTTCCTCCTGATGTCCACCGGATCACCGACATGCAGATACTGGATCGAATCCACAGTGAGGGTGTTGGTAGCGGTCGTGATCGCGGTCCCGAAGGTAGCAAGAAGGCCGTCTCCGGTGCCAAACACCTGCCGGTTCACATCCTTCTTCATGTCCTTCGTTGCGCCCTTGACCTCTGCGTCCAGCAGTTCCACGAAAGCGCCCGAGTTGGACTGCGTGGCCTTGATGGCTGCATCGGTCAGTTCGATCCCCTGATAGTGCCGGGTGATCGGGATCATCGCGTCTTCCCACGACTGCTTGCCAGCCGAGGGCAGAACACCGCCGTCGCCACGCGAACCACGGCCCCTGTTGCGGGACTTGTGGACCGGCACGATGGCCTTGCGTCCGTAGTGATCGACAGTGAACTCAGACTGACGCTCAATCTGATCGATCATGTAGGACTTGTAGTTGAGCTGTTCGACAACCGGCCCGACATACAAATCCTTGAGGATTGCGTCGGCGGTTGTCAGATTCTGGGTAGCCAAGGGTTTCTCCTAGCCTGTTAGTGATTTTTGCTGGTTTAGGCGTTCCAGAACCTTGTCCTTGACATTGGCAGAGGTAACGGGGTCCGGCGAGGTTGCAGCTGGGCCGCTTCCTTCCGGCGTGTTCGGCTGCTGAACCTTGTCGTTGAAGAGGTTTGCCTCACCCTTCCCAACCAGCGACTGATACTTCTCAAAACCAGCCTGTATCGGGTTGTCGGACTCAACAAACATCTCAGCGAGTTCAAGGATTTCGCCAAGCACATCGTCACTCAGGTCGTGCTGACCACGCAGCTCTTCAATCTGAACCTCTACCTCCGCTTCCGCTTCGGCAAGGGCCTGTTGCTCTTGCTGCGTCATCTGCTGTTGCTGAATCAACTCAGCAATAGGACCGACCTGCTGTGCAACTTGATCAGCCAGCAACTTCGAAAGCTGGTCCCTGTTGTAAGGATCGAAATCCTCATAAGAGACAGCGAGTTGTCTTCCTCGCCTTCACCACCGGCCTCATAGAAGCCCATGGTGTCTCCAACAGAGTCCCACCATTCGTAGATTGCTGCCTGTGCCTGCTCATCGCCCTGTTGGGCAGATTC